CTTAACAAAAGAGCGGCAACTACATTATCTGTCCAAGGATATACCTTATGAACAGAGGAGCCAGACAAAGACCACAAAACAAGATTCCTTGTTTTTATTTTCTTCCTCTGTTTCTTAGCCCACTCTTTATCTAGGGGTGATGGATAGAAGACAGGATTGTGTTTAAACTCTATATCTGCAATCCTATGAGTTTCCTCAAGATAATTCTTATCACATAACTCGTGTATTTTTTCTTTTGATTTATAATATCCTTCACTTGCTTCGACTCTAACTTTTTTCCCATCTATTTCAACGTCTCTTGATGGGTTCAGTAGAAGCCGTCCCTCAACTGATTCAGATAATTGGACAAACTTATCAAAACATTCTGACATTTTGTCCCAATAATCTTTAAGTTTAAAATTGTTTATTTGGTTATCTTTTTGCACTATTAACTGATCAACATCTGGATTATGCTTAAGCATATCCGCCCCTATCTCAGTTACATTAACGCATACATCATAACCCTGTTCTTTAAACCTAGGAAATAACGAGGACGCCTGTATTATATCTCCAAAGGCTCCATACCTCACGATACATACAGTTTTTCTATTCCTTATTCCACCAAAATCTTCTGGGACAAAATCTTCTACTTCCTTAAAAGGAACTTTTGTTATTTTCATTCAGGAAGCCTAGCGATCACCTTCTTCCTGATGGAATCTATCTTTTCATGTGGGTCTAGTACGATATCACCTAGATTCTTAGCTTCCCATATTAAAAGATTCCTACCACCTAATCCTTTTTGTTGTTTAGCCCATTCTTTATTTCTAATTCCAAATACCTCTTCGCCATGAAGATCATACTGCCTATTATCTTGTTCATACTTAGCCTTATGAATCCCTTGGACTTCTCCATAGGGCTTCGACCAATCGATAGCCACAAATACTCCCCCTTAATCTACAGACCATCCAACCCATTCTGGTCTATTGCCGACATTGGCATTGTTTTGTTTCTGGTTATTCTCGTTCATATAGGTGTCTTTTGCATCCACCAGAGTATAACCACTTTCTTTGGGATTATTAGAAGGCTTTGCCTTCTTATCAAAAGTCTCCCTTTGGAATTTCTTACCGATCATTATATGCATAACACTACCTCATTTTCCTTTAGGCTTTAGGCCATAACCACCGCCCTTACGAGCGCCCTTGGCAACCTTGCGACGCCCACTAGCAGACATCTTTTTTACAGATTGCTTTCCTCTGGTCATGCCAAGTTGCTCGTCCTTTCTGGCTTTGTAACCTTGTTTTTTCTTAGCCATCGTTTTCCCCTGAAGAAGGGGGGGCTTTCGCCCCCCAATCCTGTATCAACGAAATGTAAAAGAACCTTCAGGTGTTGAAACCTTCTTGATCTTTATCCCATCTGGCATCTGATTTGGGCCATGGCTGTCCATTCCCAATTCCTTGGGAGTGTCCGACACCTTTTCCAAACTAGACAAACCATTTTCAGGAATTTTACCGTCTGCTGAATGTTTTTTACTAGCCATAATAGACCTCCTTAATACCATTCGACTTCAGCGTATGCATAACCCTTACCAGCAGCCGTGCCAGAATCAGTCGCCTGAACATAGGTAACTTCAATCTGTGTATCGGCAGGAAGAGCTTCTACAAGGACGCAATTCGAGTCATCTTGGTCGTTAAAAGTTTCAGTGGCCGCAGTAGTATCAGAAATTTCTAACTGACCATAGTAGTTTGCATCACCAGTCGTGCCAAGCAAAACTTTTCCAGTGATGGTATCATCTGCGAAAGTTTCAGTTACATGCACTCCGATGTTTTTCAAACTACCCTGTTTACCACTTGGACCTTTAAAACTCCAAGCAGTACCAGTGCCAGCAGCGAAATCAGTTTCTACTGTATCTTGGTAGATATACGTTCTTGGATCACTATAGCTCATAATAATACTCCTTTAAGCTGCGCTGTCCCAAATCACTACACGTGACTGGGCTGCTTGTGTGTGAACAAGGCCGAAACCTCCCAAATAATACCACGCTACGCCCCTATCCCTTCCGAAATCGCCAGGAATTTTTCCCCTGATCTCTTCAGGAACAGCGATAGCTTCAGCAACAGTATCCTCGCCAAAGAATACAGCCCAATCACTCAGACCACTAGTCCAAGCACTTGATGCTGTACCAATGCCAGCTTTGGAAACATGTGTCTGCTCAACAAAACGCACACCTTCATAACGGCCAATTTCTCCGTTCATAATCATCTGGAATCCCGCATCAATATACTGCTTGATAGCTTCCAGATCATTCTTTAGGGTGCGATATGTTGACGGCCATGCAATTGCGTAGTAATCATCATCAGCATATGCTGGAATATTACGCTCTTTCATGGTATCAACAACAAGTTTCACATGTTCCTTGCCTAGTGCAATGGTATTTGTCAACGTAGCAGTACCGTTAGTCGTCAGCGTGAGAGCTGTCGTACTAGTCCCAGCAGTAGGAACAACACGTAACTTAGCTGCGTTGAATTGAGCTGAAGCAAGGTTATCGAAACCTTTCTTAGCGTCATTTTTCAACACTTTCCTGATAACTTCGGACACAGGTTGCTCAGAAAGATCATCCAATTTACCAGTAAACGGAACGGAGTTACCCGCTTCGGTAATGGTCATGGTGCCCTGAGAAATAGTGAACGAGGTTTCTGGGATTGTGTTGGTTTCAGTCAGTGTCGTGCCCTGAGTGGCAACGTCACTGTACACGTTCCAATGGAATGTATCACCGCGGTGTAAGCCCTGATGCGCTGCGTCTTTAACATCGCAGAACTGACGGAACTTAACCATCGGCTGAACTGCCATGCGTAGCAGGCGGCTCAGATTATCGGCATACATATAACCACCAGAAGTGTTAACTGACCATACTTGTCCAGCCATAATTAACCTCCAAAAGAGTTATATAGATTGACCTCTAGCTTTACGCATTTCTGCAACAATTTGAGACGGGGTCAAAGGACCTTCGTCTTTAGAATTGTTAGCTGAAGCCCTTACAGATCTAGGTTGTCGTATAATTTTTTTCTTACGATCAAACCTAGTATTTGATTCAGGACCAATTCCAGCCCACTCACGAGTATACTCAGCAGCTGCATTGATAATCTGAGACGGTGTCCACTCAGGATTCTCCTGAGTAAGGGTAATCGTCTTCCTATCTGCTATTGCCCTAAGCTCTTCAGATTCTGCAATATCAGGATAACTATCATTAAAAGATCTTACAGCATCTTCTAATTCTGATTGATATGCAGCTCTCTGAATATGCTCTTGCTCTGCTTTTTTTCTCGCCTCATGAGATAAAATAGCCTGATTAACAACCTCTTCTACATTTTGGGTAGCATTACTGCGCCCACTATTTGCCAAGGTTCTGAGTAGTTTAGCAGCCTCCGCTGCGTCATCTTGGAATAATGCTTCATGATATTTTTCTACAATGTCTTCAATATCACCAGCTTCTTCCACCTCTTCAACGTCCTGACGAGATGGTTGAGAGTTTAATTGTTTTAAATGTTCCTGCAACTGCCGCTCTCTGTACAAAAGTTCTCGCTCTTTAACTGCGGCAGCTTGAAATTTTTCTTGTGATGCCCTGTCCTTCTGGTGAGAAGTTCGCAAAGAATCAAATGGAACGTCTACTTCTTCGCCATTTACTTTTATCTTCGTAATCCATTTTTCACCGTCATGCCAAACCGGAGCATCCTTTACCTCCTCTAACTCCGCTGATTCTTCTTCTGTATGCTCTTCTTCTCTACGCCTATTATAAATTTCTTCTAAGGCCTTTTCTCTTGGCGTTTGGGGTCGAGCATCCTTTTCCGCGTTTTCTTCTTCAACAGGTTGCTCAACAACCTCTTCTGATTCCAACGCATCCTCTACTTCCTGGGTAGCGTTTTCCATATTAGTATCTCCTTATGGTTCTAAATCACCAGAAGATTTATATTTTGCAATCTTGTCAGCGTTTTCTCCTTCTTGTATAATACTCTCAAACCATTTGAGAGCCTTCAAAGGCGTTGAGAGATCAGAAATAATCTTCCGGTACTCTTTTAACTCTTCTTCTGAAGAGCCATTAAATCCGTTAAGGCCAATTTGCTCTAGAGAATCTATTCCTTTTTTGTAATCATTCAAGGCTTTCTCTAGTACTGCCGACCCAACAGATGTATTTAAAAAATCTTTTGTTGCATGACCTATCCTTACCCTCTTTACCAGGCCATCAATCCCGACTTCACGGGGATCATAATATTCCATAAAT